TTTCAGCGTGATTGGGCATAACCTGATAGGGTTTGACCTCCCTGTACTAAAACGCCTGTGGGGGCTTTCTGTGGCTTCTGAGAGGATACAGGATACTTTGGTACTTTCCCGACTAGCTAACCCTGCGCGTGAAGGTGGGCATAGATTAGCTAATTGGGGTGAGATTCTAGGGTATCCCAAAGGTGACCACAGTGATTGGTCGTGTTACTCAAAAGAGATGGAGGAATACTGCATACGTGATGTTGAAGTCACGGAGAAAGCGTACAACAAACTCAGGATTGAGCTACTAAAGTTTAGTAAGCAGTCCATAGAGCTAGAGCATCAAGTACAGTGCGTCATACAGCAGCAGATACGCAATGGCTGGCTGTTGGACATACGGCACGCTATGGACTTGTTGGCTACGCTCAAGGAACGACAGATAGCCTTGGAGGATGAAGTACAGCAAGTCTTTAAGCCTAAGTGGGTTGACGTTAAGGAAGTAACACCAAAGACCAAGAAGGACGGTAGCCTGTCCAAAGTTGGTCTTACTGATGATGAGTACGCAAAGATACAGGAGACAGGTGACAGGTCGCCATTCATGCGTAAGCATCTCAAGCCATTCAATCTAGGTTCACGCAGACAGATAGGTGAGTACCTAAAAGACTTTGGCTGGGTGCCGAAGGTAAAGACTCCCACAGGTCAGCCTGTAGTGGATGAAGCCATACTGTCCAAAGTAGAAGGTATACCACAGGCGCAACTGATTGCTGAGTATCTTATGGTACAAAAGCGTGTTGCACAGGTAGACTCTTGGATTGAAGCAGCCAATGAGGACACTGGCAGAGTGCATGGCTACGTCAACAGCAACGGTGCTGTAACTGGCAGGATGACACACTCTAAACCTAATGTGGCTCAAGTCCCGGCTAGTCGTGCGCCCTATGGAGAAGCGTGCAGACAGTGCTGGACTGTACCTAAAAACAAGGTGCTAGTGGGCTTTGATGCCAGTGGGCTAGAGCTACGTATGCTTGCACACTACATGAATGACAAGGAGTACACTAATGAAATTCTCCACGGAGATATTCACACAGCCAATCAAAAACTTGCAGGACTTGAATCGCGAAATCAGGCTAAAACTTTCATATATGCCTTCCTATACGGTGCAGGAGATGCAAAACTTGGAACGATTGTCGGGGGAAATGCGCGTACTGGCTCTGCGCTTAGAGCAAGATTCCTTGATGGTCTCCCAACACTTAGAACTCTTACTGAAAGAGTGCAAAGAGATGCAGAGAAAGGAATCCTTGAAGGACTAGACGGTAGGCTACTTCATATCCGTAGCGCACACGCTGCACTTAACACTTTGTTACAAGGTGCTGGTGCTATTGTTATGAAAAAGGCCTTGATATTATTGGATGAGTATGCTAGACTATGGAAACTTAACTATAGCTTTATAGGTAACATACATGATGAAGTCCAATCGGAAGTTCAGCCAGAGCAAGCAGACAAGTTTGGAAGGCTTGCAGTCAGTTGCCTTGAAGCAGCAGGGCTTGCCTTTGACCTTAACTGCCCACTTACAGGGGAGTACAGTGTCGGAAGAAACTGGTCAGAAACCCACTGAGAGAGAACGCTATGAAGCCTAGTATACAAGACAGGAAAAAGTTTGATTTAGATTTAGCCTATGGTTCTGTCAGAGAAGACAGGGTAGCTGAGATGCTACAGGACAAAAAGATAGAAGTTAAATCTGAAAAAGACTTGTGGCAAAAGACAGGCAATATCTGCATTGAGTATGAATCTTGGGGTAAGCCTTCAGGAATTGCGGCTACTGAGTCAGACTATTGGTTCCACAATCTTTGTATTGGAGATGATGAATACTGCACTCTAGTATTTAAGACAGATGTTCTAAGGAAGATTGTAAATAAGCTGGATAAATTTAGAACAGTAGCAGGCGGTGACCACTATGCAAGTAAGATGTATTTGGTGAATCTGCAAAAGCTATTTTCAACGGACGTTATCAAAGCGTTTAAGGACATAGACAGTGACAACTAAAACAATACACACACTGATAGAAGATATTTATAGCCTAGTAGAGACTAAAGTCCCGGTAGAAGGTGTAGATGTTGAGTCTGAGATTGAGAACTTTGGCGAAGCTGTTAAGGATTTAATGCGTAAAGAGTTTAACAGCGGAGGTAAAAAAGATAATCGCAGGCTACGTATGTCCAACATTGGCAGGGACGACAGGTATCTTTGGAACCATTATAACGACGTAGGGCCAAAAGAGCCTATGCAGCCACATAACCTAGTCAAGTTCCTGTATGGTCATTTGATTGAGGAAATGCTGTTGTTACTGGTCAGGCTGTCAGGACACACTGTTAGCCATGAGCAAGCCCAAGCTGAAGTGGAAGGCATCATGGGTAGTATGGACTGTAAGATTGATGGAGTGCTTACCGATGTCAAGTCAACGAGTAGTTTCGGTTTTAAGAAGTTCAAAGAAGCTACGCTGGCTTTTGATGACCCTTTTGGTTATATAGCTCAGATTAAGGGCTACGCTAAGTCTGAAGGCGACACAGAGGTAGGCTGGCTTGCAATGGACAAGCAGAACGGTCACCTGACCTTCCTAAAGTATGACCTAGAGGACACACAGGCACCCGTATACGAGGTACTGAAGGAAGACATAGTAGAGCGCATTAAGCATGTAAAGGAGGTTGTGGAACAGCCAGAGCCTCCTGAAAGATGCTTTGACCCTGTGCCTGATGGCAAGTCAGGTAACATGAAGCTGCCAGTAGGTTGCTCTTACTGCCACTTCAAGCACTCTTGCTACCCTAACCTTCGCACATTTATGTACTATTCAGGCCCACGGTTCTTAACGGAGGTGGCGAATGAGCCTAAAGTCCAAGAGATTACGTAAAAACAGTATCTACAGGTCAGGGCTTGAAGCATCATTTGCAGCCGTAGCACCAAAGCGTAAGTTCAAGTATGAACCCTTTGATGTCCCTTACACTATGCACAGGAAGTACAAACCAGACTTCGTACATACACGCACAGGGATACTCTTGGAACTAAAGGGCTTCTTTAGGACAGGGGACACAATGAAGTACAAGGCAATCAGGGACTGCATAGACAAAGAACTAATCTTTGTATTGTCAGACCCTAACAAGAAGCTGCGTAAGGGCGCTAAGATGACTATGGGACAATGGTGCGAGAAGGAAGGATTTAAGCACTACACACTAACTGACTTTGATAAGTTGATGAAATATGTTGACTCACAATAAATACAACTTGACAATGGATGAAATTAGGGAGAAGATATTGGATAGATATGACCCTGATGATTTAATAGATTTATTAGAACTGACCAGTGAAGAACTACTGGACAGGTTTGAAGACAAGTTAATTAACCGCCTAGAACAATTTGAGGAAGAACTACAAGATGACGCAAGACCAGACACAGACGAAGAAGATGAGCATTGATGATGAAAGCCCGGACGCATGGACTAGAATCAACAAGAAGTACAAGTATCAAGTGCAGTGGCAGGACGAAGAAGAAGACAATGCGCCAAATGAGCATCCTGTCTTTGGTAAGCCCGTCGACATGGTGGACAACCCACCTCACTACAACAATGGTGGCATAGAGTGCATAGAAGCTATAGAAGCTATGCTGTCTAGGGATGAGTACATAGGTTATCTCAGGGGCAATGCACTCAAGTATATGTGGAGATTCAGATACAAGAGCAAGCCCTTTGAAGACCTACGCAAAGCACGTTGGTACGAGGAACGATTGATGAAGTTTTTGTTGGACAATCAAGATGCAGTATAAGACAGGCACTCAAGACTACCTTGGGATTACTATAGACTACGACAGAGAGAAAGACCTAAATGACTTCTCTCTGAACACACTGAAGGACAGGTACTTCTGGGAGGACGAGACATACGCACAGGAAGCCTTTGCACGCGCTTCTGTGTACAGTGCAACCTATCAGGGGACTACAGACTTTGACCTAGCACAGCGCCTGTACGACTACGCCAGTAAAGGCTGGTTCATGTTCAGTACACCCATACTAAGTAATGGAGGAACTACCCGTGGCTTACCTATTAGTTGCTTTCTTAATTTTGTGCCTGACTCCAGAGGTGGTCTATCAGCTCACTATGATGAAAACATTTGGCTCACTTCCAGCGGGGGCGGTCTGGGTGGGTATTGGGGTGCTGTTCGCAGTAACGGCGTGGCTACTTCTAACGGGTCTCAGTCAACTGGGAGTATCCCTTTTATGCATGTAGTTGATAGTCAGATGCTGGCTTTCAACCAAGGAGTAACAAGGAGAGGTGC